ACCACCTCGTGATTATAAAGCGAGAGAATGTAGAGGATATAGTTTTCTAGTCAGTAGGTGACGATAAACACCGGCTGGTAGTGGACTCATGTTTCATGAGTTACTATTGTGAAGCTTCTCCAGTTGGAAGTGGATCAACAGCCGCCTTTCATTGGCACTTCAGGAATCCGCATATTAGTTTATGCTGTACTGAAGAATAGTTATTATAATATTGCCTTCTTCATTGAAGGAATTCCAAGGGGTCCGTGAGGACGATAAACATCGGTTGGTAGTTGTACATAGTGCATCTATTGTGAACCATGGTTGTAACATGGGGATCAACAACCGCCTTACATTGGCGCCACAGAGTAGTTCGGTTTTTAGTTAAATCTAGCTGTGTGGTTTTGTTTCAAACCTTGAGAGCTTCTTAATTGAAGCTATACCCGGGTGCTCCAATTCAGATTGGTAGTGCTCACAACTGCTATTACGACTAGCAGCAGGACATTGGGTTGTCCCGTTTGCCAGGTTGCTGGCAAACAATAAACCTTGAGTACGATTCAGGGCATGATCTTGAGTGATCAACCAAAGAGGCGTTACATTCACCTCTTTATTTTCCCGATGGTAAAGGGAAAAGTTTCTTAATAACAGGAAAATGTTTCCACGGTCTAGTGTTCTTTTGAGAATATATGGTTTAGGCCTCCGTGGTTTTAATTGTAGTGGCCTCCGTATGCTGGTCATGATTTGCTGAGCACATGTCTATAACTCAGCAATAGGTTATCTAAACTGGATTGTAAGCGAGATACTTGTTTAGTGAACCTCCAATGCAATCGCCGGATTTCTTAAAGGTCTCTCCGCGAGAGACGCAGTCCACTTGAAAAGGTGGGCCGCCAACCCATGCAAGTGCAGGGCGGAAAGTGTTCAGAACACGAGTACCGGGCTTTCCAAAGCTCGTTGGTCAGCAAACGCTGTTGAAATGCGGGATTGTAAGAGTTAACAAGCATTTAAATCATATTGTCCGCTTTAATATTTTGTTTAAAGAATCGATATGATGATTTTTCTAACTGCAGTTACTTTAGATGATCATAGATAAACGATTTCGTGAGTGGAAATTACTCATGAAGTCCCTGGGGCAGGTCTAGTTACAGAAGATACGAAACCATCCCTTGAAAGTTGGTCCTCGAAACATGGAATTCCCCATTCGAGAGGATGTTGCCTAAACACAGGCTATAGCCGGATTGTACCGGTAGTGTGATGCCATAAGGCTGGCTAACTTGTCCAGCCCTAATGAAGGCTTAAATTCGTTCAAAGAGAGGCGTCCTTGCACCGGGATCCTCCTCCTGTCATAGATCGTTGTGGGTTAATGATGGGGTAAATGAGTGCGCTTCTACCACTCTATTCGACCTACCTGGTTGGGGTCATGCACACCAGGAAAACATCAGCTTGAGATGTCAATATCAAGACCGGGGTTTTGGAGGATGCCAAAACGAGTTATCCGATGACGACATGGATGAAGTCCGAGGGTACCAATATACATTATCTGATCCTGTGCTCCAGAGAATGTTGAGCCGTTTCAGAGATATGGATATTGTAGATATTCCCATTAACAATTATCCAGGTTGTAAGAGAGGTCCTTATGTACGCGATGGTCGCGGACTCACTCTTAACACCGAAGATGAGTTTGGAAATGCGATTATCAGAGATTATCGTCGTGATTTGATGTGCCAAACAGAAGATGATGCCACCATTAACTTGGATGTTCAAGAATGTTATGAACTGGTTAATGATAGAGCCGATTTCATCCAAGGTTACATTCACGTTGGTCCCGTCACTGAACACACAAAACATTGTGGTTTTGAGATTTGCCGATCCCAGAGATGCATTAATTTGCATGAGGTCAAGTCTTCCCTCAATGGAAATAACGGTGAGTGGACAAACACAGACGATATCAAATCCAATAAGAAAGCCGCCCGACAACAATTGCAGAAGAAACAACTGCGTCGTGCCGTCAAAAAACAAGCCAAGAAAGCAGTTAGGGATTCTGCCATCGGTTTTGCATCCAATATTGTGGGACAAGAAGCCGCTAAAGGTTTGTATGGGGCCGGAGCCAAAGCCATTAAGCTTGCTAAGGCCTACACCCCTACCAAACAGAAATCACTCGTTCTGTCTGACGTGTCAAGTCGGTATCTTCTCTCATACGTCAAGCCTTTTGATGAAAATGCACGTAACGCTCATGTACCAACAATGCCTTCTTACCCTTCTCACAAAGCAATGGGATTTATTAGGGGGACCGGGTATATTGGGCAAAAAGGTGTTGGATGGGTGGCACTCATACCCACTGTTGCCAAAAACAATCCGGGTGTGTATTACACTGCCGCAGATTACAATTATGAGCAGACAAGTCAACCTGCGAATGATGGTCTCGGGGGAACTGACATCAACCCAGTGTTGGCTACGTTCTCAAATTTGCCTTATGATGCAACGCAGGTAGTAAACTCATCTGGACCTCCACAAGCCGACATTTCAGGCCGAATTGTGTCAGCGGCACTTCGGATGCGCTACACGGGAACTGAGTTGAATCGGTCCGGCAACATATATGCCTATGCTGACCCTGATAACAATAACACCCTCGGTGGTCAAAGATCTGGGACAGTGCCTGGGTCTGGATATACAGTGTCCGATTTGTCTACCAAGGAAGCCACCGAAATTTGTAGTGTGTCAAAGAGATACACGCAGGTGGTTATCCTTCCAGGCAATTCCATCAATCTTGATTATAATATCCCACAAGCACAAGATGTCAAGAAGCTGTTTCCCTATTACAATGGTGAGCTTGTGATTGACAATGGGACAAAGGTTGGACAAGCTCCTGCGGTTATTATGATTACTGGTATTCCGGGGCAGTCGTTTTACTTTGAAGCGATTGTTCACGTGGAGTATCAAGGTCCAGGAGTAGCACAATCACTTATGACAGAGTCAAGAGCGGATATCGTTGGACTTGATGGGGTTCAGACATTGTTGGCCAAAGCTCAGCGCCTCAACGCACGGGATGCTCAGTTATCCTTCGATGCATGTGTCAAGAAGATGATGCGTGAAGTGAAGATAGTCATGGGGTCTGGTCGTCGAAGCGTTGACTACTAGGTCTTATGGGGTTGGTTCTGCGTGAACCAATCCCTCGGTCTTTTAACTGCCAGGAAGAACCGAGTTGATTTCCAGGGTAAACTTGGGGACGTATGTGGGGT